TTTTGATTTGCACCAAATGAAACACCAAAACCAATGTCAGAAATTTCTCCGGTCGCTTGTGCAGTTTCTTTAGGAAATGGCGCTATTGAACAACGGCAATTAATTACCTCACTAGCCGGGCCGCTTGGGTCTCCCGGATACATCATTAAAGCACCCCCAACCATAAAAGGCTCATTTTGAGGAACTGGCTCACTTGCACCGGCTTCGGCGTGTGTAGACCTAGTTCTATCATCAAAAGACGCAACCCATTCTTTCATCATATCGGCTGCCGGAAATATTGTGTTTGCAGATTTTAAAGTTGCAAAGTTTGCAGCACTTGTTGCCTCTGTTCTAACTAATCGCTCCGCTTGAAACGCCGAATACCTATTGAATTGGCTTCTTAAAATCCTAGTCTTTTCGGCAATACCTAAGTTTTGAAAATCAATATCAGTCATTAAATTTTGCGTAACTTTTTGAAGTGTTTTTTTTGCAGTTCCACTTACTAAAGTAACCCTTTCAGCACCTACGGCGGAGCCATAAGACGCAAAAGAATTTTGCCATTCATCAACGTATTGATTTGGGTTTACGCCTTTTTTAATATACTTGTCAAAATTTCTTGCATACCATTTGGCAAATTGTAAACCTATATCCTCGTATAAATCACGATAAATTTTAAGTAATTCGTTTGTACTAAATAAAAGTTGAAAAGATGTTTGGCCACTAGACAAAAAAGATTCTGCGCCTTTATAGTATTGGTTTTTATAGTATCGCTTTACTTTAGAAGATTGCCTTTTTTCGGCTTTGTCCAATTCCTTTTCAAAAGCCTTTTGCCATTTATCCTTTTTTATTGGCATAGGTTGCGACTTTAATTCCTTTAATTTCTTTTTTAGGTAGGGTTTGCTTATTTAAAAACTTATTTACATCAACATCTATTGGCTCAATAGGTAAATCAATTTCACCTGGAGTTGTTGGAATTAAATTAGCCGGAATAAAATAATCGTCTAATTGAGTATTTTCCTCATCTTTTCCGTAGTTCATTGCAGAACGCTTTTCGTTTGGCGTAATCCACCAGGCCTTAGATAATTGATCAACAACCTTGTCCGTTTCCTCTTGCATCTCAGGAATTACAGAAAAATCAAATTCAATACAAAGTTTGTCCCCATATTTAGGCGCTAACCATCTGTTTAATTCGTCTTTAATTTTTATAAGTTCCGGAATAACTGCGTTTTGATACAATGCTTTTTTAGCCTCTTTCATATTGTTATAAGAGGATGATTCAGTATTATTTAGTAATTGCACCGGTACATTGTAGATGTTACATAAATCTTTTATTGAGGCATTGTATTGCGCTATTAAAGAAACATCTGTTGCGTTTAATCCAAAATTAACCCAAGACATTTTGTTTGGAGTTATGATAATATCTCCGGCATTGTCCGAGCCTTGATGCTGACGTTTAAATTTATCTTTTAATTGTTGCGCTTGTACCTCGTTAATATCGCCCATTTCAGAAGTCAATAAACCTCTTGCAGTTTGGTTTTGTAAATATTTTACTCCGGTTTGTACCGCTTCATTGTTTGTTGTTAAAGAACGCAAACCCGCTCTCAATGGCGATTGTCCGTACATATGTGATCCAGTACCATCATAGTAGGGATTAAAGTCTTTAATGTGGCAAATTTCAGATGCGTCAATGTATTTTGTTCCGTTGTATTCTAATTTATATTTAGATACCGGCTCCATTATACCATTAGATATAATCTCCATCACTTGCGACGGCATAACATACAACTCAGTAAATTTGCCAACATTTGCTCCAGTATCAGGGCCAATTCCATAAATGTATCTATTACCGGTTAATTTACCAAAAGCAATTAATTCCGTTAGCCAAGCATTGTAAGACTGTGCCGGATTTGGTCGCTCTAATATTTTATGTAATTCAGTATCTTGTAATTCAACCAATGCGTTTTTTTGCAATAATGACGCCTTTTGTATAGACGCTGCATCCATCATTCCGGAAGTTAAAGCCTTATATCTTTTATAATCGTTTTCGTTTGTCTTTTCATAAACTTGAAACGGAATTGTTGTTGCCGCCTTTGTGATTAAATTAATCAAAGAATATATTGTTGCGTTTTTCTGATACCCTTGCGTAATATAAGAATCATCGTTCTCAGTATTCCAAAGAACAGAATTACCTAGCCAGTTATAAATGGCTCTGTTATATTGCTCGTTTGTGTTTTGATTTTTTTTTGAAAAATTGAATCGGTCAAAGAATGAGGCCATATTTTAAAGTAATATAAAATTTTCGTAAAAATACAAAATTTAAAATTGTTTTTAAACTACAAAAAAGTTGTTAATTAAATTCCTTTCGATAGCGTAGGATGTTACGTCAATATGCTCATCGTGTTTAGCGTTTGGAAATGTGCTAACTTGTTGTAAAAACGCATCATTCCAATTATCTTTGACAAGGTAAACTCTACCGCCTTCAATGAATGGCGAGGATGCTCTCGCTCGTTCGATTTTAGAGTACCTAACAAAGTTTGTTTTTATTTCAGATACATTGTATCTAGTCTCACGCCTTAATAGCTGCACAAGCGATTTTCCGGATGCTTTAGGCTCGACTAATATTTGTGATATTGGAACGCCACAAGATTGCACAAAAGAAGTAACAAAGTTTTTTAATTCAGGCATTTCCAAGTACTTATCAATGCTTTTAAATATGTAAAGATTGTCGCCACTTTTACCGCTTATTTGTATTCCCGTCGGATCGTTTCTTGTGTCTTTAGTGTAGGCGCCATCAATGTACATTTCAAAAGATATATCGCTCGGCAATTCGGCTTTATTTATAATATTAAACCAATCTTTGCGCCATTCCCCACCCTCTGGAGGTGATGGGATTTGTAAATATTGTCCGCTAAAAGTATATCTATCGGCTTGGCGTATTGCTTCGAGTTCTTCAAAAGAATGTTTCTCGGGCCATAGCGCATTGTTATCGTCATCCAATGCAGCCAACTTTAAATGATGCCATTGTTCACCACTACCGCCATCTAATAAATAGCCACTCAAATCATCTTCGTGTAGCCTTTGCATAATAACAATGATAGGAACATTTCTATCATTAACCCTTGACCGAATAGTTGTATTATATCGATTGTTTATAAACGACCGCCTAACATCAGATAAAGCGTCATCAGGTTTTAATGGATCATCAATTATAATTGCTCCACCGGTACCGGCACCAAACCCGGTAATTGCACCTCCTGAAGATGTTGCATAAACTCCACCGCCCTCAGTTGTGTACCATTTCTTTTGTGATTGTGAATCCTTTTTTAGTTGCAAATTCCAAATGCTTTGATAGGCGTCTGAATTAATATATTCTTTTGTCATTGAACTATTATCTAGCGCCAAAGAATCGGAATAGGATAAATGAATAAACTTTGCCATAGGATTTTTAGCAAGTGTCCAGGCGATAAACATTTTAACGGCTATTTCAGTTTTACCATATCGTGGAGGTATATTAATTATAAGGCGCTTTATTTCGCCTTTATGAACTTTATGTAGTGTGTTGGCTAATGTTCTGTGAAACTCTGCTGCCTCGAATTTATTTCCGGTATTCTCTTTGAAAATATAACGAGTAAAAAACAAAAGCGAATCTTCACATTTTTGTTTAATTATTTCGTTAATATTCTTCATTTAAAATGTCGTCAATCTTTTTTCTTGCCTCGTTTGATAATTTGCTTGTACTAACTTCTGCGGTCATCTCTACTTCCTTACGTTCAATATAACCTCTTTTCTTGCCTTTGGTTTTTAAATAGAATATTGTTGCAGTTGTGTTGTCGTTTTCAATTTGCTTATGAAGTTTTGATTCTACAAAATCCAAAGTCAAATTTTCTAACTCATCAACAGAGGCTCTAAAGTCTTGGTCATCTTTGTAATACTTGTAGAATGTAGACCTTGCACAACCAACTATTTTACACGCAGTTGTAACTATTCCAAGCGATTGCTCTAGCGCTTCTAAAAGATTCTTTTTTACTATGTACGAATTTGTTGTCATATCGCAAAGTTAAAAAAATATAAATACATAAAAAAACCCCCTATTTCTAGGAGGTTAATTAAATAGCTTATTGGTTTTTTCCCTTTATACACTATTCCACCACGTCTGATGTTTAACTTATATTTTAAAATAAATCCTCTAAATCAAAAGCACTAGACAACTCATCAATAGCATCATCAACTAAACCAATAGCACTATCTATTGCAGCCATTTTATCATCGTGTATTTGTGCAGCTTCGCTTTCGTGCCATCTTTCAGACCTTTCATCCATTGCCCATTCCATTGCATCAAATTTGTCTTGCAATTTTTCTTTAATATTGTTTAATTTAATTAGATTAGATTTCATAATATTTATTTATTTAATACTTTTTAAAGTTGTTAAAGTTAATTTTAATGCATCGATTGCAAACTCGTTTGCCAATACTCTTGAAAACCCCTCTTTTACAAATGCTTCTTTTAATATTGATCCACAAACTAAAATACTTTTATCACTAAAATTGTTTTCTATTAATTTAACTGCTACTTGACTTAATAATACTTTCATAATTTCTATTTGTTTACACTTCAAAAGTAAAAGAATTTTTTCAATTACACAAGAAAAAACAAAAAAATTTTTAAAAAAATAAAAAAACCTCCCATTTCTGAGAGGTACAAACTTAAATTTTATGAAAAGAATTTTAAACTTGGTCGTTCTTAATTCTCTGCTAAATTATAATTTTTCTTTTAGTTGTGCAAATTTATTTCCCACACAATTCGCAAACTTCTTTGTCTGTATCG